TCCTCCCTCAACGCTCGCGAGGGGGTAGTAGCGGCGCACGAATCGCCGCTGCAGCACACGTTCCAGGGCGGGGATGGGGGCGGCGACCGCCTGATCCGAGCCCGCCTCATCGTCCTAACTCGAATTCAAACTCTGACCCTTCTCCCGTCGCCTCAAATTTCTTAATCCATTCGGTGACGGCGCTCGGAAGTTCAAGACATAGATATGTCCAAGGTTGCCCGAGAATCTCTCCAGAAACGTGCGTATATCCAACATGGGGAATTTCGAAAAGGTTGACGTCATTGATAGCCAAGGCGACTGGACAACGCCTGCCAGATTCCGATATCCCCATTTTGATGTGTTCTTGCGTGACTTTAATCTTCACGTGGTCTCCTTTCTGTCCTCCCTCAACGCTATCGGCTGAACTCGAATTCGAACTCTGATCCCTTTCCCGTCACGTCGAATTCCTCAATCCACTTGGTGACCTCTCTCGGCAGTTTGAATCGACGATTCGTTAAAGGTGATGTCCGAGAGCATTCGGTGACATACGGCGACTCAACGTACGGCAGGCCGAAGAGGCCAGAGTCCAGAAAGGCCAAGGCAACGGGACACTCTGAGTAGGACCCTCGGACTCCCTGTTCGATGTTCTTTTTCGTAACCTTGATCTTCACGTGATCTCCTTTCTCCAGGACGCCTAAGCGTCGAACTCAAGGGTTCCGTCAAACTCGAATTCGAACTCTGATCCCGTTCTTCTCCTCAGGTCGAATTCCTCAATCCACTTGGCGACGGCGCTCGGCAGTTTGAATCGACGGTTCGTCCAAGGTTTTGCCTCAGAGTATTCGATGACGTACGACGACTCAACGTACGGCAGTTCGAAGAGGCCAGAATCCAGAAAGGCCAAAGCGACAGGACACTCCGTGTAGGACCCTCGGACTCCCTGTTCGATGTTCTTTTTCGTAACCTTGATCTTCACGTGATCTCCTTTCGATCCTCCCTCAACGCTGCCTGAAGTGTACCACGGATTCAGGGAAAGTCAAGTACTTTTTTGGGCGCTCAGAAGTGTTTGCAGGGAAAGGAGTTACGTATACACACACGTAAGTACTTGCAAGTAGGAGGGTTGGAATCGCTACTACGAATCGTTCATCGCGACGGCGCTCAGTTAGAACGGCGACTCTTCATAAGTACTTACAAGGGGAGGAGTTAGAACGCACATACTTGTGTGGAACGGCTACCTGTCATATCTCTTCTCGCATCCCTCCGTTTCTAGGCATCTCAAGTCACTACCTTTTGGACATCTTCAGGTCTTTGGGTTTAGCGCTGAGGACTGCGTACCTCGCGGAATTGAGTGAGCATCCACTACAACTAGACATCAACTAACCCGATTATCACCAGGCAAATGTGCGTCGTCGAGGCGCTCATACGTAAATGCTTGCGGGCACATGAGTTAGGTGCGCGCGCGAGAATCGTTACGTTTCGTCAGTTTCGACCCCCCCGGGGAGCCCCCCCACGTGAGCCATGCGCGCCAATTTTAGGGTGGTACCATAGGCTTTCCCCGCCCCCCAAAAATTTGCCTGGATATAATGGCCTGTTTTCGCGTCTAGTTGTAATAGAGGGAAAATTTCTCTCTGGTTTGCGGAACCTTAAATCCGCCTTGTTCTTTTGGGGGGGCTGCAGACCCCCCTGATCTACCCCGTCCAGCAGACTAGGCGGCGCTTAGTCTCTGAGAGAGAGAACGGGAGGTCAGCGGATGGGCGGCGGCGCTCAGACGCCAAGGAGGCCGAAATGCCTCCGAACTCAAATCCTGGGGAAACAGGGCATGAACCCTCTAAACGTACTACCGATGCCCCAGGTCCCTCACCTATAGCCGGAATTTGAGTCTAGGGGATCGCGGCAGATAAAGTCCGGGGCCTATATTGTCTTATAGGTAGGGCTATGGGAGGCTGTGTAGGCATGCAAGACTTGTATGAATTATATACATTCAAGAGATACTCCGAAGCGCCGTACCCGATGTTGGGGCTGTGGTCGTCGTTCTAAATTTACTTTAGCGGCGCGGCAGGAAGGAAAAATGCATAGATTTTGTTATAACTGTTGGCTTGTAAAAGAGTTACATCGGATTAATAAATATGGACAAATTAGACAAACTTATTGAACTGCTGTGTGCGGACGACCGTGCGCCGCTATTAGAGCGTCTCAGACGCGCTGGGATTACTGAGTCTGAGGTTCAGGTCCAAATGGAGGATCCTCGTGCGTCTGAAGCGATTTGGCGGGCCTCTGTGCGCCGTTATCTACTGCCTTTGGTTCCTAAAATCCTTAGGGGGCTGGCGGCAAGGGCTGAAAGTGGGGATAAATCCGCACAAGCCATCGTTCTGGGTCTGTTAGGTGATAAGAGTCCTGTCAAAGAGACAGCCGGTATGGATCTAGGTTCAGTGGATGATAGAGTGTTGTTCAACCGTGCTTCTCAGTTAGCTGCTCAACTACAAGGTATTGTAGAGGATTTGCGGTCTCCCACAAGTGCATCCAAACAGTAATTCTGTGGAGCGCCTACATGGGACCATACGTTCTTCGGTTCATGTTCGGAATGGGTTTGGGGACTGGAAGGACACTTGAAAGCCTTTAGTGAATCAGAAAAGATTCTGTCTGAACTGCGAAGGCGGTATCGTGAAAGGGCATTAGTTCGTTACGTTCCTTCCAGGCCTCAAGGCATTCTGCATGATTCTGACCGTAAGATTCGTCTGTACATTGGGGCTAACGGCACAGGTAAGACGACTTGGGGCATTGCTGAAGCGTCTGCGTGGTGTCTAGGTGAGCGGCCTTGGAATGGATCAGTGACTAGAGTGCCTCCTTGTCGTGTGGCCGTAGTTTGTACGAATTTCACGCATTCTGCTCTAGAGGACGTTACGCCTAAGATTGAGGGCTTTTTGCCTGGGTCTCGTGTGATTAAGCGTCATCTTTTGGCTAACGGTAAAGTGCATAGGTGGGATCTTGATAATGGCAGTACGTTAACGCTTTTGTCGTATGCTATGGACCCGGCGGATCTTGAAGGTCTCGATTATGATTTTGTAATCTTTAATGAACCTCCTCCCCGATCTCATTATGTTGCACTACTTCGCGGTGTCAGTAAGAGGAACGGCTATCTGGCTTTTGCCATGACTCCTCTCGGTTCGGAATCTGCATGGATTTATGATGAACTGTATGCTGTGGCTGGGACCGATCCTGATATTTCTCAAGTTACAGCAACCCATGAAGATATGTTTATGGACGAACATAGCAAGAAACTCTTTTATGCGGGTCTGAATGAGGACGAACGGGAAGCCCGTTGGGAAGGAAGATTCAGGCATCTAGTTGGACGGGTGTACAAGGAATTTGACAGCGGTGTTCACGTTATTCGAGAATCCCTTCTTCCTCAAGTTCAGAAATGGGTTACGGACGGCACAATTCCCAAAGGTATGGTAATCGATCCGCACGATAGAAAGCCTTTTGCTATTGCGTGGTTTTTAATTAATCCAGTGGGTCATGTGATCTTTTTTAAAGAGTGGCCGGAAGATGAGTACAATTCTTACCGTTCGTGCGATTATTCTGTTCCTCAATATGCTAAGTTGATTTTCGATACTGAAAAGAATCTCAAGATTTCTCCCGTTATCTGGCGTCTGTGCGATCCAAACTACGGCATTGCTCGGCGTTCAGTGACCGGGGAAAGCATTGTTGATCGGTTCAGTGAATTGGGGCTTAGTTTCGACGCAGAGATTCATGACGGTTCAGAAGATGGGCACTTGGCGGTCAAAGAAAAACTGATGTGGGACGATAAGCGGCCTTTTGGAGATGATAACTGTCCGCGTCTTTACATCACTCCAGAATGCCAAAATCTTGCGTATGCGTTCTCTCATTACTGCTGGTCTAGTAAGAATAATCCTGATGGGCTACTTAAAGAGAAAGTTGTGGAGCACGGAAAGGACTTTGCGGATCTTATTCGATATGTCTGTGTCTCTAATCTTGGCTATTTTAATCCTCATGTTATTGCAAGCAAGAAAGCAAGTTTAAGATACCGGGGAGTTTTGTGAAGATTTCGATTATTGACGTTGCCTCTCCGCAGGGTGTCGATTCTCTCCGTGAGATTTGGGATAAAGGTCCTGTCGGCTATAGCGAAAACGTCATGGTCTGGTCAAAGGCTTTGATTGAGCGCGGTCATGAAGTTGTGATTTTTGGACAGACTAAGCGCGAAAAGGAAGTTGAAGGTATCAGGATTCGACCTTTACCCGGATATGAGGAATACAAGTCGGAGGCTTCGATGTTCTTTGTGGGACGCGCAGCCAGGGCGGACTGGGCTCCATTCCAAATTACGGATGCGGCTGTCTTGCAGATTGCGGGGAATTTAAAAGGGCCTGTGCTGGGATTTGCTTACCGTCCAATGGCTCCGATTCCGAAGAAGTGGTGGGTTAAGAACTGGGGCTATTTATCGTTTTCAAAGTGGCATACTTCTTACATGTCTCAATTGGGTATTCCTTCTTACAATATTTTAAACGTGTCTTTACCTATGCATCCAGACAATCAATTCGATGAGGAATTGGCGGCTAAGAGACCTTTACTGCCTCGGTGTTTGTATGCGTCTTCGTGGGATCGGGGCCTTGAACTCCTAGTAAAACTGTGGCCGAAGATTCTGGAAAAATGCCCGGAAGCCGAGTTATATATAGCGTACCATCATGCTGAAGGCAAAATTGTGGAGGATTTAAGGCGTCAAAATATCTTTATTGTAGGCAATCTGTCGTTTGCGAAATTAAAGGAATTATATCATTCATGTCATGTTTTATTGTATCCCTGTGAAGAGGAGGTTGAAACATTTTGTTACGTTACGCGGAAGGCTCAACTGGCCGGGTGTGTGCCTGTGGTTACACCAACTGGTGCGCTTCCTGAATCAGTAGTCGAGGGCGGAGGTATTGTGGCGTCATTGGATAAGTTTGTGGGGGCGGCTGCTGCTTTGTTGAACTTTAAGCCATTCTGGGAAGTCCGTTCCCGCAAATGTAAGAATATTCCTACGGTGTCGCCTAAAGAATTTGCAATCCGGTTAGAAAAGGCTTGGGAAACAGTAGATTCCATGAAGATTTCAACTCGTCAATCTTTCATCAGTTTATCGTAGAGACTTATGGCTAGAGAAGGTAAGTATAGTCCGGACACTGAAGCAGTTGTCTCGGCTCGTGGGCTTGAAGAGTTTATCAAGAAATTAGTTGGTTCAGTTCGTCAGGATGAAGTGACTCGCGGGACGTGGTTAAGGCGTCAAGCCCACTTTCTTAGGCGAAGGTACGCGAAGGAATGGCGGGGTACTGACTGGCCTTGGCCGAATGCTGCTGATATTGTGCCTCCTACTATCGACATGACGATTGATCGTCTTAAGCCTGTCTTTATCCGCTCTACTATTGGTGTCCGCCCAGTCATTACATTGGTTGCTCGTAATCCAGAGTCTTTCGATAAAGTCACCAATCTTGAATCCTTTATGGACTGGCTGGTGGAAACGAAGCTTCCGAATTTCAAGGAAGAGATTTCATACGCTGTTGACAATTATTTACAGCATGGTTTTGCTGTATTTAAGGTAAGTTACGATTATAGAACCCGTCGAATTCGTGAAGTTGTGGATCGGGATCGGCTACCTCGCGCTATCAAGACTCTTGTGCGGCCAGAGATTTCTTCGGACCAAGCCAATGAGGCGCAACTGACGACGGGTATTCCGTTCATCACGCAAGAAGAATTTGCTGGGGCTGTCAATAAAGACGCTCTCCGTCCATTAGTTCAGGAGCATTTTGGGCTAGATCCTAAAGACCCTGACGACAAAATGGCCGAAGACGCTTTAATTAAATGGCTAACTAGCAAGAAGCCTGTGGAATTCATTACAATCAAGCGTCGGGAAGTTTGGAGAGATACGCCCAGGGTTACATCCATTCTTCCCGACGATCTTATTGTGGCGGACTACATTGAAGATATTCAAAATGCTCAGAGGATCACTCATCGTTATTACTTATCTGAGCAGCAAATTAGGGAAAGAGCGCGGGATCAGAAGTGGAGCAAGACGGCTGTTGAGCGACTTTTGGCGGGACCCGAGAATAGGGGTTCTGTTTCAACTTCTACCGAAGATACGACTCTTCAGCAAAGCCGCGAATACATCTTCACTGAGCGTCCGACTCAAGTCTATGCAGGTGGTATGGTCGAAGACCAATATGAATTGTGGGATATTTATACTTTTATGGACTTGGATGGAGACAACATTCTTGAAAAAGTGATAATCACTATGGACCCTGCAACGCAGGCAGTTCTTAGGGTTATTGAATTGCCATTCAAGCATGGACAGTGGCCGTTCGTTCAGGTTCGTTTTGAGCACAACGACAAGAGATTCTATCGTACTCGCGGTATTCCTGAAAAGTTGGATGATCTGGATGTTGAGATTACGAACCAACATCGAGCCAAACTGAACCAAATGACTTTGGTTAATTCTCCAGTTCTTCTGTACCGCCTTGGATCTAGGTATAATCCAGAAAACTTGAGATTCATTCCGGGTCAGCACCTTCCTGTGACTCGTTCAGACGACGTGAGCCAACTGCGGTTGGAAAACAAAGACCTATCATTTGAGCGCGAGGAGCAAATCCTTCAAGGTTATGTGGAACGTTATATTGGGGTCTTCGATGCTTCTTTGGGCGAGCAAGGAAGGTTGACAAGGCCTCGCACTGCTACTGAGATTAATATTGCTGGAGATATTCAGGCCCAAATTTCAGGTAGTCGAGTTCTTCTCTGGCACGCAGGCATGGCCCGTGTCTACAACATGATCTATGATCTATGGATGCAATGGGGGCCGGAGAAGGTATTCGTCCGGGTTACTGGTGAGAGTCCCGATAATCTAGTTCCCATGACTCGTCATGAAATTCAGGGTGACTTTGACTTTGTTCCTACTCCTAGTGCCCTTAATAATCCTGCTACGGCGGCTCAGACGGCACAGGCCCAACTGTTCACTATGACCCAACTTTTGCCATTCGCTGAATTGATTGAGCCTAAGTTTGAATTGAACCTCGGTGAAGCATTGCTCGCATTCTTAGAGGCTGTCGATTCGCGGAAGGCCAAGCGTATTGTGCGCCGTCGTGCTCCCCAGGAAATTCAGCAAATCCAGCAAGCCATTCTGCAAGAGCAGGAACGCAAGATGAATGTTACAGTTCCGGCTGCTGGGACTTCTGTTGAGGATCTTGCGAAGAGAGCACAAGAGTTAAGCCAAAGGGCTGAGTCCGGTGAGATTCCTGCGGATGTTAACGTGGAAGTGGCATGAAAGACTCCGAGAAGAAACTGCGTGGTGATTTGGTGGCTTTGCGCCAAGTTATTGGGTCTCCTGAATGGGGGATTTTTCGGTCATTCATTGAGAGTAGACTTCGTTCCTTATGGTCCGCTGCATGTATGGCGTCTACAGATACAGAGAAACTTCGGCATATGGCGGCGGCTGAAGGTATTGTGTTAATGCTTCGTGATTTTGAGTTAGAGGAGGTTCGTCTGGAACAGTGGTTAACTTTTGAGGGTTTACGTCGAGATAGTGAAAGGGCGGCGGAGGTCGAGGAGACCATGCGTGGTGTTCGGGGTCAGCCCCGCCCATATCAGGAGGATAAGTAATGGCAAGGCATTTAAACACGACTAAGAGAACTCCACTTGCTCGCAAGTTTGCGATTGCGACTGCGGCGGCCAAGAAAGCGGGATTTAGTAGTTTCAAGGAGGGTTCTCCGGGATTCTTAAAGCGTAGACAGATTGCTGAAGGGATTGCTGAACGTGGGCTTCCTGCTCTTAAGCGGCGTCGAAAGCGCCCCTCAATGCTCTAATGGCTCGTTCAGTTAATCTTTTGCGGCGTAAAGACCTGGAAACTCCGGGACCTATGGATTTCGAGGCGCGCAAAAAAGAGATTGATATGGCATTCAAGGCGCAGAAAAGCAAGGTGGATGCCATGCTAGCAAACAAGCGTATTTCTGCTTCGGAGCATCGCAGTATGATTGTAAAGGCGTCTAACGAATTCAAGCAGGCTCAGATGAATCTTGAGAAAGAGAGGCGCGCAAAGCCCAAGCCTGTTCCGAAGCCTGAATCTAGGCCTTTTATTATTCGTGGGTCGGAGTCCAGACCATCAGGTAGAGTGCATTACCGTAGGCCTATTTAACATGGATTGGGTCTCTAGTCTGGGTCCGACGGCCGGTGTTGCGGCATTCGGCATGTTAATGATGTATCGTATGCATCGTACTTTGGCAAATGGCTTCAGGATTTCTTTGAACAAGAATACTAAGGCTATTGAGCAGTTAACTAAGGTGGTTAAAGAATTGAGGGTAAAGTAATGCCTGAAGGTGGAGGAGGAAGACCGAAAGTTGTTATCCCGCTGAGGGTCGGCGGTACGCTGGTTCAAACTGGCATTACTGCGGACGGAACAGCCACAGCGTCTCTTAGTGCGGGCACGGATGAATTTTGGTCTGATGTTGGAGTCATGGTACTCCGGACTGCTGGATCCTCTTCATTCACTGTGGATCTTGAGGTTTCTCAAGATGACACTAACTGGCATTCTTCGGCTATCTCTACTCCGGCTGCTGGAATTGGTCACGATGCTAGAGGGGCTGCTGTTCCGTGTCAATTTGTTCGCGCTAGAGTCAGGACTGTAGGTGTTGGTAACACTTTAGCAGTCACACTTACGGCGCTTAGGTAGGAGGAAAAATGGCAGGACCGTATGGACCCTACAAGTATGTTAAGCCTCGTCGAAATCCCAGCCCTTCGGCTGCGGAGCGCGAGCGTATCAGGAATTCTCCGGCGGCTAATCTTCCGTATCGTGTCGAGCCGTCGTCTCCGGGGAATGGTGGTGAGTCCGTGAAGCCGGGAAGTGCTCGCGTGATTCGTAGCGATGAAAGGGACTACATCTAATGGGCGACAATCTTCTCGGAAAGGCTGACATTTCAACGGACTCTTCCGCCCAGAACGCGGGTGCTGAGGGTACGGCTGCCAATGAGCCTTTCTCGCGTGCTGAGAAGCGTATTTCACAACTGACTGCTCAGAAACATGAACTTATGAGGTCTTTGGAGGCTACCAAGGCTGAAAACGAGGCTTTGAACACGAGACTTTCAGCCGTGGAGGCCCGTCTTGAGGTTCAGGCGACTCCTCGTAAGTCTACATTAACTAAGGAATGGAAGGATCTTACGGAGGATGAGTTGCTGGCTTTAGTCCAGACGGATGGAATCACTCCAGTTGATCCTAGTACTCTTATTAGAGTTTCCAGAGAGTTAGCGAGGCGCGAAGTCGAGGTTCGGTTAGGTGAGGCTCGTAAGGACTTTGACGCCCATTTATCCAAGAAACAAGCCATTGATCGAACGTGGGCCGATGTGATTAGTTCATTCGGTCCCGAGATTCAGAAGGTAGATAAT